CCGCCCTTGCAGGCTGGAAAAAAGCGCAGCAGAACGCAACCGCCGAGGGAAAAACACTTGACGAAGCGTTGGGCGAAACCGTCGAGTCCATAAAGAACGCAGGAAGCGAAACCGAAGCGTTGCAGATCGCAACGGATCTTTTCGGAAAGAAAGGCGCGGCAGAAATGACGCAGGCGATCCGCGAGGGGCGTTTTTCCCTTGAAGATCTTACGGCGTCGTTAGGCGACTACGGAACAACCGTCGAAGATACATTCAACGCAACTTTAGATCCGTGGGACGAAGCAAAAGTCGCACTTAATAACTTAAAACTTGCAGGATCGGAACTTGCGGGCGAACTTTTGGCGTCGCTTCAACCCGTGATTGCTTCCGTTGTGGAAAAAGTGAAGAACTTTTCAACGTGGTTTAAGAATTTGGACGGCAACACAAAAGCACTTATCGGAAAGATCCTTTTACTTGTTGCGTCGTTGTCGCCCGCTTTAATGATAATCGGGAAACTAACGTCGGGAGTCGGCGGACTTGTTACGAAGATCGGCGGGGCAATAACGAAGATCGGCGGTTTGCAAGGCGTACTTGCCGCCCTAACGTCGCCCGTTGGAATTGTTATCGCAGCGATCGCCGCACTTGTCGCCGCTTTTGTGTATTTCTACAAGACAAACGACGAGTTCCGCGAGAAAGTAAACGGCGCACTTGAAAAAGTAAAGACGGCGTTTACTAAAATGGTAGAAGCAATAAAACCGCTACTTGCAAACCTTAAAGCGGCGTTTGATAGTCTTATGCAGGCTTTACAACCGATCTTTGAATTATGGATCAATTACATAACACGGCTTGTTAGCGGAATAATGGCAGCCGTACCGAGTATCATTGCAGCCGTAACAAACGTCGTCGAGTTCATAACGAACATTGTAAACGCGCTTGTTGCATTGCTTCACGGCGATTTTGAGGGCTTTTTTACCTACATACAAGCGGCGTGGCAGAACGTTATAAACTTTATCAAAAACATATTGTCGGCGTGGGCGGCGTTCCTTTCAACGTTCTTTTCCGGCGTATGGACGACAATTAAGAATATCTTTTCAACCGTCGGAACGTGGTTTCAAACTATGTTTACGACCGCTTACAACAATATCGTAAACGCCTTTAAGAATATCGGACAATGGTTTGCGGCGCGTTGGACGGACATAAAGAACGCCCTTTCAACCGTGGCAACGTGGTTTTTGACTATGTTTCAAAATGCCTATAACAACGTTGTAAACGTATTTAAGGCGATCGGACAATGGTTTGCGGCAAGGTGGACGGATATTAAGAACGCCTTATCGACCGTCGCTTCGTGGTTTCAAACTATGTTTAACAATGCCTACCAAAACATTGTGAATATCTTTAAGGGTATCGGACAATGGTTTGCGGCAAGGTGGACGGATATTAAGAACGTCTTTGCAAACGTGGCAACGTTCTTTTCGGAGAAGTTCAACGCAGCAGCAACGGCAATTAAGAACGCCTTTTCGTCTATTCCTCAATTCTTCACAGATCTTTGGACGAAGATAACGGGGATCTTCAAGGACGCGGGGCAGAAAGTAGCCGACGGAGTAATGGGCGCGTTTAAGTCCGCTTGTAATTCCGTATTCGGAACGATTGAAAATATCGTAAACGGCTTTATAAATGCGATCAACGCCGTAATAGGCACAATCAACGAAATTCCGGGGGTTTCTATTGGTAAATTATCAACCGTAAGTCTTCCAAGACTTGCAAAAGGCGGTATCGTTGCAAAAGGACAAGCGATCGTCGGAGAAGCAGGCGCGGAACTTCTTACCGTCGCAGGCGGAAAAGCGATTGTAACGCCTTTATCCGGCAGGGACAAACAAAACACACTTGCGGCAGCAGGCGGCAAGGGCGACTTTATCCAAAATATAAAGATTGAAAGCCCGAAAGCCTTAACGCCTTACGAGGTAGCAAGGCAGACGAGAAACCAAACCCGAAATATGGTTTTACAATTACAAGGGGGTAACGCTTAAATGTCAGCAGATAGACAGATCATTTGTATAAATGAAGACGGCGTCGAAGTAACTTTCGACTATGACGACGAAAGCGCGTTCTTCCTTGAAAGCGTCGACGGCGTAATGAGCGTATCGAACAAGGTTACAACGTCCGAAAACACCACCGTCGACGGATCTACCTATCAAGGAAGCGTCACACTTCAAAGAAATATCGTTTTGACGGCGCACATATCCCGCCGACACGTTTATTATCGCAATATGCTTTATAAATGCTTCAAACCGAAGACATTAGGCAAATTGACGTATAAGGAAGAAGACGAACGCCGTATTATCGACTACCGCGTGGAGTCGGTAGACATTGACGAAAAAGGGGTTGTCCGCAACGCGACAATTTCCCTTATTTGCCCCGATCCTTTTTTTAAGGACGAGGAAGACACGATCGTCACTATGGCGGGGTGGGAAGCGCGCTTTGAATTTCCGCATTGCTTCGTCGCAGAAAAAGAACCGTTTGGCGAAAGAGTGGCGGAGATCATAAAAGAGATCGAAAACGATAGCGCGGCGGACAATATCGGTATAGAAATTCTTATTGAAGCAATGGGCGCGGTTACAAACCCCGCGATCTACCATACCGAAAAGCAGGAATATATAAAAGTGGGAACGGAAAACAACCCGCTTTCATTATCCCGCGGGGAAGCGGTAAGAATTACAACCGGAACAAACGAAAAAGCCGTCTACCTTATCCAAGGGGAAACAGAAACCGAGATCAACGAATATTTGGACGAAGGATCGGACTTTATACAATTAGGACACGGCAGGAATACTTTTACATACGCAGCGGACGAGGGGCGCGACTATATGAACGTTACCATTACTTACCGTTTGCGTTATTTGGGGGTATAGAATGGAAATTCGGATCTACAACCCCGATCTTTATAGGATCGGGCAAGTTGAAAACCAAACGTCGCTTATATGGACGCGAAAGTTTTTTGAAGCCGGAAACTTCGAGATCCACGCCCCGATCACATCACGAAACCTTGAACTTTTTACGAAAGGAAATATCGTAAGCATAAAAGGGGCAAAAGAAGCGGGCGTTATTGAAGATTTGGAAAAGGAAGAAAGCGACATAAAAAACGAAATAACCGTAAAAGGGCGTTTCCTTTCTTCCTATACCGACCGCCGGATCATTCGCGGAACGGTAAATTACGATAACGCAAAGATCGAAGTAGTTATGCGCGAATTATTAAGCGCGTGCGTTCCGATCCCGCTTGTAGAGTTGGGAGAACTTCACGGCTTCGACGATCGCGTTTCTTTTCAAGCGACATATAGAAATTTGCAAGTCGTCTTAACAAAAATTGCAAAGTTTGGTCTTATCGGCTACCGCTTCACGCCGGACTTTGACGAACACAAAATCGTATTCGACACAATGAAAGGCGTAGACCATTCTTTCGCACAAAGCACAAATAACCGCGTAGTCTTTTCGGAAGACTATAACAACCTTACAAATGCGATCTATAAGTTTAACGACCAAGCCTTGAAGACAAAAGCAATAGTCGGCGGGCAGGGCGACGGGGCGCAAAGGGTTGTCGTAGAAGTAGGCGGCGGCAGCGGGTTAGATCTTCGCGAAATGTTTGTTGACGCCCGCGATCTATCGCCGGAAGACCTTACCGCGGCGCAATACAAAGAAGTATTAAAACAACGTGGATATGAAGCGTTGCAAGAAGCAATCGAAGCCGAAAGTTTAGAGTGCGAAACCGCGCCGGAAATAAATTTCAAGTATAAAAGCGACTATGATTTGGGCGACATTGTCACGATCAAAAAGAAGTCGTGGGGTTTGTATATGAACAAGCGTATAACCGAAATACAAGAGGTTTACGAATACGGCGGGGGGTATGTAGTACCAACTTTGGGCGATCCACTTCCCGAAACGATAGATTGGGGGAATTAAAAAATGAGTGAATACGCAATGTTTTACAATTCCGTAGAGGGCGACCGAGTTTATGACGCGGACGATATGACAGATTGGTTAAAACCTTTCTTCGTAACGGGCGTTTTTAACGGTCAAATGCAAGTAACCGCAAACGACGATATGACCGTCACAGTAGCGAACGGCTACGTTAATATAGGCGGAAAGGTTAAGAAGTTCCCGAACGCGCAGACATTCGACATTGAAACGGCAAGCGGTACGCTTAACCGTATAGACAACGTTATTGTCCGCAGGAACGACACCGACCGCGATATTACGGTTATGATCCAAAAAGGCGGCTACGCGGAACACCCTACCGCACCGGAAATCGTAAGATCCGGCGCGTGCTACGACCTAAAGATCGCGGAAATCTATATTGCAGCAGGATCTATTAAGATCACGCAGGCAGATATAACAGACACCCGCGCAGATAGTAGCGTTTGCGGTTGGGTTGTTTCAACGGTGCAGGAAATCGACTTTTCACAGATAACCGCACAGTTTAACGCCTACTTCGCACGTTACCAAGGAATGATACAAAGTCAGTATGCAACCTACCTTTCAGTAATTGAGAATTTAGAGGGGCAGGGGCAGCAGGCATATACAAATATGCTTAACGACTTTTCCGGTTACGAAGCAACGCAGCGGCAATTATTTTCGGATCTTTACGAAGAAATGCGCGATCTTATCGGCGAAGCAACCGCGGCAATGTTACAAAACGAGATCGACGAGATCAAGAACACAACCGGAGTTATGGCGCGAAATCTTGCGACAAAATTAGCCTTTACAAACGGAACGGGCGAAACTTTGGAAGACTTCGTCTTGATCGTAACCAACACGGACACCGGAACGGTTACACGTTACACATTCAACGAAACAAGCCCGCTTCTTCTCACAGAACACGGCGACTATACCGTGGAAGCAGAAGACGACGGCTACGTTGTATTACCACATACGTTCACACTTGACCACACAAAGACAACCGAAACAATCGACTTCGATATTTATAGCGACGCGGGTTATGCTTATGTTGGCGGATATGTGGGCGCGTATGTAGCAAGTGGCGCAAACTAATTTATCAAAGAAAGGGGCTTAAAAATGGCTTACAAAGTAAAAATAAATTGCAGGCAGGACTTTTTTAATTACCGCGATATGGCAAAGCAGGGGTTAGTTAAAACAAAAGACGTTATCAAAGAGATCAAGCGTATCAAGGGTCTTAACTACGACAAAGCGATCATCAACGAAATTTCGAGCGATCGTAAGACAATCAACGTAAATTACCTTGCAGAAGCGGACGAGGGCAGCGCGGCGCGCGTCGGAAGCGTGGACGTTATCGTTAAGAGCGTCACACACAATCAGAGCGAACCGGACGAACACGGCAACGTAAACTTCCTTACAAGCGACATTGTCGTTAATAAGGCGGTAACGGCAGGGGCAACAACTTTCGATCTTGTCAACATTCCGAGTATCTACGAAAGATATAACATCACAGAAGAAGAAGTCGACGAGATTTTGGCAGAATTAGAGGGATAAAGAAAGGAGATATAAAGCAATGGCAAAGTTTTTCTTATTTGACGAGTCAATGCAGAGCGCAAAAGCGAAGATAACGACCGCCAAACTTGCGACAATGGGCGACATTGTGGCAAACGAAAAGGCTTTTATCTACGCAGAGGGCGAAGACGCGCCGGACGAAATTACCGTTATGGGAAACGTTCTTGTTGCGGTAGGAAATTCGATCTTTAAGACCGTAGAAACAACACTTACCGCCGCAAACCTTGATAGCGGATCGGCGTTCGTAGTCGGAACGGACTACAATATCTTTGTTTGTGATCCTACAAACGGCGACGAAACCGTGGATCAGAACGAAGTATTTGTTATTTCGGCGTCAACAACTTATCCGGTAGGATATACCGCAGCAAATAGCCGTCGTATTGGCGGTTTCCATTACGGCGTAGTTCGTAAGATCGACGATAACGGCGAACCCGTAAACGCAAGCGGAACAACACGCGGCAGCGGTTGGGAAAGCAACGTTTACAACGGGATCTTGCCTAATTCCGTATGGACGCTTTTACACCGTCCGAAGTGCGATCCCGCCGGAATGGTTTACATTGGTAATGGTCTTTGGGGCGACATTTATTTGTCTTCCGACGACAACAACGGCGGTCTTGCTACCGTCAAGGGCGCAAACCCTATTACCGGAACAGAGGGGCTTAATTGGTACATTGCCAACGAGAAAGCCCGCCGCGTAGGTAAAAGACTTCCTACATACGCGGAGTTTTGCCAAGCGGCAGCAGGCAGCCCGCAGGGGCAGGACACAAACAACACTTACGCGTGGTCGGCTACCGGAAACACCGCAAGAACAAAGACCGGAAACGTAACTTACGCCGTTTCATCTATGAACATTCGCGATCTTGTCGGCAACGTTTGGAAATGGGTAGACGAATTTTGCCTTGATCCTACGGCGTCCGCGTGGGCGTGGCAGGACGTTTTAGGAAGCGGACACGGACAAGCATACATTCCGTCAAACACCGCGCTTCTCGCGCTCGTTTGCGGCGGGAATTGGAACCACGGC